GTTCCTCCTGCACAGCTTTGCCAAGCCGCGCTATAACGGCAGCGGCACGATGATCGAGACGGCGCGGGATCACTGCGGGCGGCTCAACAGCGCAGTCGTGGAGGCGATTCATAACCACGCTTTCGAGGTAGCCGGACGCCGTTATAAGTTCGCCGCGCGTTCGTCCAGGCTGATGCGAGATGGGGCCGAGGCGGATGCATGGCACGGGATTGTTAGCGTGATTGCGATAGCCTACCAAGGGTGATAGGCTGTCCTTGATGGACATGCCCCTTGCCGAGCGCCTATTGCGGGCATTCCTGATGCAGATGATGCGTGCCGAGGCAATCGATCCGGACGACATCGCGGAGGCAGCCGACAGGCTTAGCGAGATGGTGACGAAGAAGCGGCCCACGCTATGCGCTGCCTGATCATCGAAGCGGCGGCGCCAGACCTGTCCGACTGGAGCGCAGACCGCGCGCGGGCTCGTTTCCATTCAATCGACGGCGGTAAAACCGAGGACTGACGGCAAGTACCCTCCCGCAAACCACGCTGGAGATTTTGCCGTGTCCCTTCCGAACTCTGCCGACTTCGCGCTGATCTATATCCAGACCGCAGCCGGCCCTCCGGTCGTGCAGACGCTGCTTTGCGGCATTGAGAATGTCAACATCAACCGCAGCGTGCAGACCAGCGAAAGCTATCGCCGTGACTGCGCCAAGCCCAACCGCGCCGGCAAGCGCAAACTGCGCGTCACCGGCTCCTCGTGGTCGATCACCGGCAGTGGTTCGGACAACATCGATATCGACAGCGATTTCGCAGACGTTTGGGGGGTGCGCAGCGTCTACAACGTCGAACTCTATAAGGACGACGGGACCGACGGTGGCGAGTTGGTGGGGACCTATTCCGGCACCGGCATCCTGACCACGCGCAACCAGGCGTACACGCAGGAAAGCCCCGGCTCGACGGATATCACGATCGAGGGCGAGGACGATCTGACTTGGGCTGCGGCATAACCGAGGGGCATTGAAACATGGCTGATCTTTCCATCACCGCCGCCAGCGTTCTCGCCGGTGCTGGCGCGCAGACCACGACTGGCATTTCCGGCGCCACGCTCACGGCTGGCAAGCCGGTCTATCTCGACAACACCACTAAGACGTGGAAGCTCGCTGACGCTAACGGTACCGGCGAGGCGCTTGTGCCAGAAGGCATTTCTCTCAATGGCGCATCGTCTGGACAGCCTGTATCAGTGCTTCTCAAGGGGCCGATCACCATCGGTGCTACCCTGACCGCTGGCACGGCTTACTACCTCTCCGATACTCCTGGCGGCATCTGCCCGCTTGCGGACGTAGGTTCGGGTGAGAACGTGGTGTTGATCGGCATCGCCGCTTCCACCACTGTGCTCAATGTCGATATCCAGGCGCCGGGCGTTACGCTGTAATGCCGGATACCGCGATTGACCTCGATTTTGGCGATGGGCGCTATCACTTCTGGTTGGCCCTGCCGCATGTAATTGAGCTTGAGCGCAAGTGCGGCAACAAGTCCATTTTCGCCATGTACGACGCGATGGAGGCGGGCCTTGGCATGAATGGCACCGCTCCCGTCTATCTCGGCGGCGGCACGGCCATGGTCACGGAAATCCGTGAGGCTATTCGGCTTGGACTTATCGGCGGAAATTCCGGTCTGGTCGGCGGTGAGCAAATCGAAGTAGGGCCAAATCGAGCCCGCGAGTTGGTAGACACGTACACATTCCCGCACCGCCCACTTACCGAGGGTCTTCATGTCGCGTGGTCTATCCTGCACGCGGCCATTGTCGGCATCACGCTAAAAAAAAGTCCGGAAACAGCGGACGACGAAAGCCTCAACCCCTCCGAAAAGGCCAGTTGATCGCCAACTGCGGGGGGATGCATCTTGATTGGGAGCGCCTGTCTCTAAGCGGATATTTCGAGGCGCTTGAATGCCACAATGAGGCTCATCAAGAAGGGGGTGATCGCCCTCCCGGTGATCCTGAACGGTTGCGCAGGTTCGTGGAGGCGCACAAGATGATGCAGTGAGGTTTCAGCAGGACCGCGTTTCTTCGCATGTCTCTGTCATGGCCGCACCTAGATTTGGTGACGGCGGAAATGACGCTCCTTGTGCGTGAAGCCATAATCCGAACCCGATGGCCCCGAGAAATGCCAGAGCCGCGATGAGCGGTGCAAATTCCTTAGATCTCCCGTCCTGATCGCGGAAATTGTTGCTGGCGCTGATTTCTAAGCCCTTGATGACAAGGCAAAAGCACATAAGCCAACCGATGATCTGAAGCACGGCACCCTCCCAAAAGCGGTAATGGCTCATAGCGCGGGCGGATAGCCTGCCGCAATGTCCGACGAGATCGATCCCGTAATTTTGCAGCTTCGCGCTGATATTGCAAAGTTCCGCGTTGACGTTGAAACAACCACGCGTCGGGTGAACAACCAACTGGACAGCCAGGGCAAGGCTGTTGTTCGTCTGGAAAATCAGATCAAGGCGTCATCCTCTCAGATCGGCTCAAGCCTGCGGGGTCTGGCCGGCACGTTCGCGGCGGCGTTCAGCGCGCGGCAGGTGGTCGGGCTGATCGATAGCTACACCCGGCTTCAGAATGCGCTCAAAGTGGCGGGTCTTGAGGGGGATGGCCTAGCCGAGGTTCAGGCTCGGCTTCTCGACCTTGGCGGCAAGTATGGCGTCGAAGTCAACTCGCTGGCGGAATTGTTCGGAAAAGCATCGCAGGCTCAGAAAGACCTTGGTGCTACCACGAACAATCTCTTGCAGATCACCGAGGCCACCTCGCAGGCGCTGAAGATCACCGGCACAAGCACGGGGCAGGCACAGGGCGCCATCCTTGGTCTGACGCAGGCGCTTTCATCCGGTATCGTGCGTGCGGAAGAATTCAACCAGATCAACGAAGGTGGCCTGCGCCCTCTGCTCCAGGTGGCAGCTGCATCCGATCGGTTCGGCGGCTCAGTCGCCAAGTTGCGGGCTGCGGTGGTGGACGGGAAGGTTACGTCGCAGGAATTTTTCCAGTCGATTTTGGCCGGTGCGGAGCAACTGGATAGCCAGGCATCGAAAGCGGCGCTGACACTGGAAGGCGCGTTTAATGCGCTCAATAACCGCCTGATAGAGTATGTCGGCTCGTCTGCATCCGCGAACGGTGCGACGGGCGCTTTGACGAGCGGCATCCAACTCCTCGCCGACAATATCGAGAAGATCGCCGAGGCTCTAGCGATCATCGTCGGCATCATGGGTGTGCGCTATGTCGCTGCGGCGGGTGCGGCTACTGCGGCAACCATCCTATCGTCGAACGCGATTTTTGCATTGCAGGCGCGCATGGCCGGTGCCGCCACCACTGCCGAGGCCCTGACGTTTGCGCTGCGCGGGCTCAGTGTCGCAAACATTGCTACCGCCGCTGTGGTGGCGCTGGCTGGCGGATTTTACCTGCTGAGTAAACGTCTTGATGAGGCGGGGACCGCGACTGAAGAATATTCTGGTCTTGAGCAAAAGGCCGCGACTGTCCGCAACAAGGCCGAAGAGGCGGCGCGCAAGCTCGCTGCCGCAACTGGTGCTGCGGCAAAGGCGGCACGAGAAAATGCGGCCGCAACGCGCGCGGAAGCTGAGGCGCTTTTAAAGACTGCCCGCGCGGCCTTGTTCGTGGCCGAAACCAAGCAAATGCTTGCTGAACGTGAGCAGTATAACCAGACAAAAGCACTAAAGTCCGTCGAAGCCAGCGGCGCGATGACGAGCGAGCAGGCGAGCGCTAACCGCATGATCGGCTCCCTCGCCAATATCATTGGTGTTGGTCCTGACGCCGCCTTGCGACAGTCGAGGGCAAACCTTAAAGCCGCCAAAAAGGCGCTCACCGAAGCGGAGGCGGCGGTTGCTGCATCCGACACGCCATCCGGCGGTGGCGGGGCTGGAAGCGCTGGAGATAGCGGCAAGAAAACAAAGACCAAAGCTGCGCGAGATACTGCATATTTCGCCGAGCAAGACCTTGCCCGTCTCAAAGCCGAGGAACTGCAGGCGCAGATGGAACTGGCGACATCTGCTGATGATCGCGCGAAACTGGCTGAGGAAATGTTGGCGCTCGACAAGGCCCAGCGCATAGCGGAGATCAAGGCCAACAAAGACTTGACTGCCGCCCAACGCAAAGCCGCGCTCGCTACGATCGAACGTCTGTACGGGCCTGAGGCTCCCGATAGCGGCGACATTACTGTGTCGAAGTCGCTCTATCAGCGGCAGATAGATCGTGACCGGGCAGCCCAGCTTGAGCGCGAAGCGCAGGACTTGGCCGAGCAGCGCTACCGCAGCGAGCAGGATGTGCTGCGTAATCAGTACGATCTTGCCGATAGCCAGTCCGAGCGCAAGCGCCTTGCTATCGCCATGATCGATCTTGAGGAGCGTTACCAGCGCGCGCTCCTTGAGGCGATCATTGCGTCTGAATCCGCCACTGCCGCTGAGAAGGAGAAGGCGCGGATTGCGTTGGCGGCGCTTGGTGAGATCAGCGCGGGCCAACGTGAAGTTGCCTCGCGCCAGAACGAATCCCCTCTGGAAGCCTACCGCCGTCGCATCGACCGCTCCCCGGACCAGATCAACGAGCAGATCGAAAGCTACGTCGTTGACGAGCTTCAGCACGTTCAAGATAGCATCGCATCCGGTCTGCAAAAGGCAATCGGCACGAAAGACCCGCTGATCTCCGGGCTGATCAACCTGTTCATTCAGGAAGTCATCATGAAGCCGATCGCCAATGCCTTGGCGCAGGC